AGGCTGTTTATCATAATGCTCTGTTGCACCAAATCCTGTCGGAGCCGGGTTATCAGGATTACTACTATCACTTGGTCCTCTTGAATAGTGTACAGCTTCGTATGCAATAGTTATTGTATTTTGCATCATGCCAGAACTATCACTATTATCTACACTATCATGTTGCCAGTTTGTAATAATTGGGTTTACTATTGTATAGGTAGTATACGTCTTTTTGGCTAATTGGCTAATTTGTATATTTTGGAAAAACGGTACAGTTACATTATTATCTAAACCAAATTTCCATTGGTTCCTGCCACTGCCCATATATGTGTTATCACCAGCGCCTGCTTTATTATACGCACCTGGTAAGCGTCCGTATCCAGCGTCAGCAAAGTAATATCTATAGTATGCTTCTAACAGTGCTGTAGTTACTCCATAATTGTCATCATGAAATGTAATTGTAATAGGCTCGTATTGTATACCAGTTTGTACATTCTTTTTTCTATTGTACTTGTTGCGTGTTTCGACGTTAGATGTATACCTAGGTAAGTCTGCACTTTTAACAAGCATGCCAATTTCTAAATTATGCTTGTCTTTTAGTTCTGGTAGTATACTACGTACTATAGGATCTAATTGAAAATATGTATGATATAAAAATTTACTTTTAGGAGCAAGTTTTAAATTGCCGTCGACGTATAACCTACTAGCGTGTTGCCAGTCGGCCATAGTTCCTTTAGGGCCTAAAATCCCATTAACTAAGTTGTCTAAAAATCCGTTCGAAGTAGCTGCCATACTAATATTTATCTATAAAGAATAAGTGCGTAGATAATAAAAAAGGCCGCCTAAGCGACCTTTTTAGTGTTTTTATACAGTGCGTGTGTTAAGAACCGCCGCCTGTTATAAGTGATCCTAGTGTACGTCCAACTGCTGTACCAATACCTGTGTCTGTAGGTGTTTGTATTGCGTTGTCATACTGGATTTCTAATGTAACAGTTACTGGTTCATTGTTTTGATAAGCCAATGTGTTGTAGTTAGCATTAGTAACAAAACAACCGTAAAGTTCAAATGTTTCTAATACGTTTGGAGTATGTACTCCGTTACCACCGTCTAAGATCTCAATACGTGTTGTAAATTTGTAATCTTGACCACTTGCTGCACTTGATTGCTCATAGAAGTCGAACTGTTTCTGTAACTGTTCGCCTACAAGTTTTTGTACAGCATTGTTTACGTCTTCACGTAAGTTGAGTGTTATTGGCGACCATGTATGCTTACCTGCTAAGTATGCTTTTGAGTTGTATGCATGTATTTCCATTGGCTCAAATGCAACTGTTGGACGGGTAATATCTACTACCTGTTTAGTAAGTTCTGTTGTCGGTGTTGACACACCAAAGTTTTCCAGCGACACTCTAAAGCGGTACTGTAGCTTTGGCATCAACAAACCCTGGTTGCTGGCAGAGTCCCCGCCAGCTAAGGGTACTGTAATTTTTGATAGTGTTGAAATTGCCATTTACTTTGCTCCTAATTTGTTATATGTATTTATCATATTAAAGACCTGCTATTTCGCCAGTGTTTTTCAAACGTAGCGGAATGTAAATAAACTCAATACTCTTAACAGGTTCAATAGCAACATCTACATATAGTTCGTTTCTATCAACTCTTGCTGGAGTATTATTTGTTTCGTCACATACAACTAAGAAGTCATACAATGCTCTTTGTCCTACAAGTTCTAATAGTAAACTCTCAACTTGACCTTTAATCTCATCACGTGTAATCTTATCATTTGGTTCAAAAATGTAAGGCTTAGCAAGTTGATTTAATTGGCTACGTAAGTAAATAACCAAACGTGCTACGTTGATTCTGTCTAATGAACTTGCATTTCTTGCACGAGTCTTTTGTCCAAAGTTAACAAGTCCTGCACCTGTAATAAACGTAATTGGATTAACGCCCTGTGCATACAATGTATCTCTTTGTCCTTCGTTAAGTGCTACACTTACAAATTCGCCTTCACTACTAATGTAACCTGTTGAACTTGCATTTGTAATTCCGCCACGTCTTGTACCTGCTGGTGCAAACCATGGATAGCTAACTTGGTCACTTAATGCAATAGTCCTTAGCATCATATGACTTGGTGGAACAACAATGTTGTTTCCTACGTTATCACTAGTAAAGCCCCATGGATAAAATAGTCCTAGGTATTCGTCTCGTGTAACAAGTCCGTCATCATTATCTTCAACAGCTAAACGGGCGTTTGTTGTCCATTCATTTAAAGAAGTTGCATTTGGTAACAATCTTGCAGGGCTATCACCAACTACAAATCCTGTTAGTCCTCTATCATAGTTCAATGTAACCATTTCGCCAATAAGCTCAGGATAACTAGGAGAACTAATTAAGTTAAAGATACGTGATTCATCATCTCTAATCTCATCGTTGTCATTAATAACTGCTTGCATTGCTTGTAAAATAACTTTACGCTGTGCTTTACGTCCAAAGCTACCTGCGCCATCTACTTGGTTAGCTGACTCAGTTACCCAACGATCGTATGTGCCGTTAGTTGCTGACCCGTATGTGCCGTGCTCTTCGTTATTCATTCTAATGTTTTGTGCACCACTATCTACATAGTCTGCTATATATTTCTTAACATTAAATCCACTTCTGCGTGTGTTAAACAACATCATACCTTTTGGATATAAGTCTGGATCTGGACAATCAAAGTCGATGTAGTTTGATGTTAGTAGGTCAACAGTTGATGCTTTTGTATTACCATTAGTACCGGATGTTCCCCAACGTGCATCGCCAAATAATATGCCGTTTTCTGTTGTTTGGTCTCCGTTATCAATTAGTTCCCACTTGTCAGTAATTTTTCTATAACGATAAATTACTGGATAGTTTTCTAAGTCGCTAGTATCAAGCCAAATATCACCTTCTACTAGTTCATCATTGTTTGTTTGTTTAGTAGGCTGTGTTGCACGTACAATTGGCCCTTCTGGATCACAATCAGCGTAATCTGAACTAAAGTTGTGATATCCAACCCATGTGCTTCCGTTGTTGATCATAATGTCAACTTCGTCAACAATTGAGTTATACCAAAGTGTTCCGTCTGCAGCTGTTTGGGTAATTGCACTATTACTAGGCGTATATGTTAGTGGCATCCAGTTACTTGCTCTAAACTGTAGTGTGCCTGATGTGTTGTCAACACCTGGCTCGTCCATTAAGAAGCGTGTAGTAGTTGAATCTGTGCTAACATATGCTGTTAAGCCAAGTGCTGTAAAACATGAAAATGCGCCTTGACCGTCTGTCAAACGCATGTCTCCGCCTTTTGAGTGTTTAATAATTACTCTGTTTTCGCTGTCTACTTCTGCGCTTACATATGAAATACCTGCGTTTGTAATTGCACTAGCAATGCTTATTGCATCATCTGCTCCGCTTTCAGAACCTTGAAACGCAATAGTTGTTGGTGCGCTAAAAGCTGCATCACCTGGTGCTGTTGCTTCAATTTGAAAGTTGTGGTTAGCGCCGTTAACAAAATCTGCATTTAATGTTTTGCTTGTTTTAATTGTTGTTGATCCTACAGCCGCTCTGCGCATAATTTTAAATGTGCCTAACGGTAATACATCTTGTGCAACATTGCTATCAGCAAACAAATCACCGATTGATAAGTTTTCGCCACCGCCAGTTCTATCAAGTTGAACTAGTGCTTCTTGTGCTGTATCATAAATTGGAGTAGCTGTATCAACCCATAGTCTTGTATTTGTGTTCCACTGTTTTACTCTCCAACGTGCGCCTGCGTTTGGTGTAGTTGTTTTAATCCAAATACTACCTGTAGGTCTGTTGTATGTATCAGTTGATTTAAATTCTGGAACATTAGTGTGCTTACTAATTTGTAGTGCTGGTGGATAATATGTAGCAGCTGCAAGTCCTAGTGCATCAATAGTAGTTGTTCCACCTGATTCACTAATAGTAACTACGCCTGCTAAAGTTGAGTCTGCTCCACTTACTGTACCATCACTAAAGATAGCTAGTTTACCGTTAACTACACCTGCTGTGTATCCTAACGGAGCGGCAGATGTAACTTGCGTAGCAACGTCTGTCATGTTCGAAGCTGCTGTAAAGCTAACTGGCGAACCGTTAATAGTAAATGCACCTGCACTTGGCGCAGTAGATTTTGTGCCGCTTACTGTTGGCCATGATTTGCGCCAGTCGTCACTACCTAATTGTACCCAATTACCTGAGGTATTTCTATACCAAAATGTGTTAAGTGTAGTAACAGCAACTACAGCATAGTCACCAATTTCACCAATTGATGCCAATGGACGTTTTACTACTCTTCCATTATCGTCTGCAGCATCTTCAGTTTGTGATGCGAGTGTAATTACTTTTGGAATTTTGTTAACAAACGTTTGTCCGCTATTGATTGCAATTGGAGCATTGTTCCACTCTTGGATACCAAACAACGAACTTGATGTATCTAGCCAATATGTGCTATCTACTGGATCTGCTGTTGGAACACTTGATCTTGGTTCTAATGATCCTAAGTCAATTGGTGCTCTTACTATCCACGCTCTGTTGCTTACGCCTAAGAACGAGTATGCAGCTTGTAAGCCAAATTCGTTAAGCTCACTGCCATGTATTGGATTGTTGTTTGCGTCAATTTGAAAAATTGGATCGCCAAATGTTTCTGCTAGGTCACGTTGTGAAGTCATTAAGTAAGGCTTACCAGCGTTCTGTGCTAGTGTCCCTGCTGCTGTGCCTGAGCCCGAAGCATTTGTTTTATCCTGTGCTGTTGCACAAAAAATTACTGGTACTGTACCTGGTTCAGCGGGTGTGTAAAAACTTTCATCTACTACGCTAACCTGTACACCTGGTGATACTAATGCCATTATATTTCTCCTATCTGGATTGGGTATTCTGTTACATGTATTTACCATTTAGTTTAGAAAAGGTTGCTATAATGCCTATGAAAAAGGGGGTAAAAAGGTGAGCTAAATACATTATGAGACCTTTATGCACTTGTGGACAACGTCCTGCCGCTATAAACTATAAAAAAGGAAATAGAACTTACTATCGTAAGCTCTGTGAGGGTTGTTTACGTAACGGATTAGGAAATGGTATTCCTAAGTGGAAACAATCCGGGTACGAAAAAAAGAAGAGTTGCGAAAAATGTGGCTACAAATCTAATCATCCTGAACAGTTTAATGTGTTTCATATTGACGGAGAATTAAAGAACTGTCGGCCAAGTAACTTAAAAACTATATGTGCTAATTGCCAGAGGATAGTCCAAAAAAGTGGCGTGCGCTGGAGGCAGGGAGACTTAGTGCCCGACTTTTAAAAATAGTACGCATTAGTATAGCAACATTCTTTTCAAGTCGATCTAATGATCCATTATTATCAATAGTATAATTACACATCCATTGTTCAATGCTCATGCTTTCTTTTGGCTCAGGCGGCAAATGATCACTTCGGTCTACCCAAATAGTATAGTCAAAGATTTCTTCATTTTGCATTGCAAAGAATTCGCGCCTGTTACGTAGTCCACAATAGATATCATGTTTTGCAAATAAGTTACGTCCTAGCTTTGCTAAATCATTGCTACAATAACCATGTATCATATTGTACCATTCAGTACGATGATTATGTCTATCTTCATAGCACTCATCTTCATTAGCATACCCATACTGATCTTTTAAATCATTATAGATAAAAAGTTCTGAACAAAATTTACTTGATGATTGAAATGTGTATCCGTATGCTTCTAACATTTCGCATACAGTATCTTTGCCATGACGGCCGTGTCCTACGACTAATAGTTTAGGTAACACTGATGACTCCTTATTGAATATACTTTACAGTATATACTATATAAGTAATCGTGTCAACCTTTAATCGTAATGTCCGCCCAAAACAGCAACAGTGTTTATATCGTCTAAGTACATCTGTGCTTCGCGTTCCGCATACGCTCGATCAAAGCCTTCTTCGTGGAGATATATTTCGTTGTTGCCCCACAGGCGTTTAAAATATGAATGGTAAGTTTTTTCAACGGAGTCGTCGGACCAGGATGGATCGATTAGCTTGCCTTTAATTATCCAATTAAATCGGTTAGCTTC